CTGCACCGCTAAGGTTTGCATCGCTAAGGTTTGCATCGCGAAGGTCTGCACCGTCTTCCAGGGCTTTTAAAACAGTTTCTTTTATGGTGTTTTCTTCTTTTTCGAATTCAAATAATATTGAACCTGTAAATCTGCTTTTAATCTGTAATTTCATTTTCATAATTTTGTGTTAAGTTATTTATACGTGTTCTTTCGTATCAGGAATTTACATCGAGGCTGAAATTTTCATTTCTTCTTTCAACGTTGAGAGTATCGATCTTAAAAAGTCACCGCAATGCACAATGGCACTATAATTTCGTTCGCATTCACAGTAGAGCGTTTCTTCTTCAATCGTGCGAGTTTCCACAAACTTATTAACAATCGAAGGACTTAAATACTTTTTCAGTTCCTTGTCTCCTTCTTTCGATAAATAAATCTTATCCAGGACTTCTTTTCTTGCCTTTAATAAGATGTTTTTAGAGTAAGCAATACATGTGCTCCCCGAAGCTAAGAGCGTGGATATTTCCTGTAATTTGTGCATGCAGTCAGAGGGATTGTTAATGTCTACCTTTCTATTAACAGAAGTTTGGATCTGCGACTGGATCGTTCTGATTTGTGCTTCGGTCATATTTAAAAATCAATTTTGAGTGACTCTGAATAGGTATTAATCGGCGGATGAATCGTATAGGTTTCGCCTGTCTCCGTGTCCACGACTTCAATATTGGTGTTTAAAGAACGTAGCATCATTTCACGCATCTTAATCGCCTGTTTTACTTCATCTAGCTTTGCGATTAATCTTTCATACTCTTTATCCCCTGTGCCTAAATAATCAAACGTAGAACCCGTTTTAACTTGAGAAAGCGTAATGCCGAACTTTTGCGTCTTGTGGCTGTTGATTTGCTTCAATACCAATGGCCTTAAATTCGTTTCCACTTCTTTGCAGATCAACCCGATCTTGTGCATAACCGCTAAGGTTTTTACGGGGTCTTCGTTGCCCGATTCTACCTGATCAAAGATGGTAAAAGCAATTTCTTTGACCTCCTCTTTCGACTGAAAAAGGAGGCTGTTGTTATTGATGTTGATGAGTTCCATTTTAGACAGATTCAGAGGCTTGTAACAATAATAAATCTTCATTGGCTTTCGAAATTCGGTAACGCTTTTTGATCTTGTCCATCGTGCCGTTGTCTTTTACCAAATAGTTCAAAACGGCTTTCCATTTCTCTGTATCTTTTTCGTTCAGCCAGGGCAGTTCATTGATCACTTCTTTCTTTTCGGTGCCGCTGGCTTTGTTGCCGTCGTCATCCTCATCGATGTTTAAACTTAAGATTGCCCCTACTGCATAACGACGTTGATAGGTGATGCAGCTTCCTATTCCTTGCGGATCGTTCTTTGAGGGGGTCATCGTATAGGTGTCCATCATGAACTCTCCTGATTCAGCATGAATTAAAATGGTCGTTAACCCATGATTACCGGTAGGAAACTGGTTAATCACTAATCCTGATTGAATCAACGGTTCGTGAATGGCAGCCAAAATATCTGGTAAGGCAGCATATTTAGACTTAAAGAACGGATTATCGCTATCTTTCTTTACTTTCTTTACCAGCCCGTTAAATTTAACTAAGGCTAAAGCTAGATTTTTAATTGATTCTGATTTTTCCATTTGTAAGCAGGGGAATAGGTTAGAGATTTTTTATAATTTCTTGAGATGACTTAAGAAAGTCTTTTAGATCATTCAGCATCTTATAGGCTGTTTGCTGATCTTCTTTTGCTGCGTTTGTGTACATGTTTTGATCATAAAAATCAAGCATTAAAGAAGTGATTCTTAATTCAAGATTGAACATTTTCAATTCGTCAATCTCTTTCGACATTTTTTCAATTTCGGTTTTGTATTCCATTTCGTTAGGAGTTTTGAGTTCTCAAAGATAATTATTTATTGCGAAATAGCAATAGTAAATGCAAATAAAAAGAGAGCGTAAATATAGAGCCTTACTTAAACAGCAGGTAGAACCCGTAGCAGACGAAGATAAAAAGTAATCCGCAAAAGGTCCAAAGCATAATTGCGTTGTTGTTTTCCTGCTGAGTTTGGGAACGGCCTTGATTAACTGATTCAAAGTCGTTTTTAAGGTTGTTTTCCATGTGATCGAATACCATCAGTGTACGTCGTTAAGGGTAAATCCGTTTTTTACAAAAGCCAGGTAGGTAGTTTCTCTTACTTCCACTCGGTTTCTGAACGCTTCGTCCATCAGTTCAGTTCTGGCATCTAAGTAAGACTCTATCGAATAAATGACCGATACCGAGACAATGAAGGAGGATACTAAAATAATGTTGTGTTTCAATTTTCCTGTGTACATTTTTTTCATGTTAGTTTGTTTAAGTAATTTATAATAAATTTTTTAATTCTGAAATATTAATGTGATCCACGACAATAAAGCGATCCGGGCTGTAATAATTATCGGGCCGCTCGATCAGGGAAAAATAGTTCCCTTTGGTAAAGGTGCCGAAGGTGTAAATTTGGCCCGCTTTGATGTTGAGGCAAAAACTGTCATTGATGCAGTATAATAAGGTTTGTCCAGTAATCATAATTTCAAGCGTTTAAGACGATCAGGACAATAACAATCATGGATCCTATGAACACGGCAAATGATTTTAAAAAGTCGGCTAAGTTGGTTTGCATGGCGTTAATCTTCTATGGTTTCTGATTGGTCTATTTGATCAGATTTGATCGTTTCGGAAGCGGGGAAAATGAATTCCACCACTTCTTTCAGTTTGCGTTTTGCTTTGCGTATCATCTCTTTTAGTTCTTAGTTTAAATAAATAAATGATTGTCCTCATCGTAAAAAGCATTTCCAAAGTACTCGTGTTCGTCAAGTAGCTCTCTGCCTGCTCCTTGTGCTGACATAAATCTACTTAAATCTAACTCATTTTGTTGTAAGTCTTCAACACTTAAATGGTTGTAAATAGGTTCGTTCATTTCTTTCGGTTTTAAAGTATGAATCAAAGTAAAGCATTTACTTTCTATTTAGCAAGTAAAAACAATAATAATTAAATCTTTTTTTCGACGGGTACAAAAATGACGTGCGGCCCTTCGCCCAGTTTCATCGAAACAGAACCGTCCGAAAACTGATTTTTCGCGCACAGCTCCCGCACCCATTGCACGCTGACACTCTTCTGCTCCGCGTACTGCGTCACGCTCAATGGAGTCACTTCTTTATTGTTTAGTTTTAATTTATTCTTTGTCATCGTTTATTGATCTTTTAAGTGAAGTAACATTGTCATGCTACAAAGAAAGTAAAAAATTGCTAAATGGCAATAAAATAACTAAAAAAATCCCCGAACTGCTTACGAACGGGGACCATCTAACCAAACATTACCAAATGAAAAAACATAGCCTTACTATGAAAATAAATCTACTTGCTTACTTATACGAACCATCTAGATAAATAGTTTCATTAAATTTAAAATATTTTTACGAAAAGCAAAGATTAATAACCCGAAAGCAATTAAAACTAACCAGTTGCGCTGTTTAATATACTTTTGGCTTAAAATAAGGCTATCTGATGCATTTTTAATGCATTTCTTACTAACTTCTACTAATTCGTTATTTGTTCGTTCTAACAGGCTTATTTTGGCGGTGTTTTCTTTTACTACAGTATCTACACGATTTATAGTTTTTGTTATAATTTTAGAGTCAGGACATTTAGCTTTTAATATAATCGGATCACAATTTATTATTAACCCTGGCTCAATTAGAGTGTCGGTAGAATAAACCGTTTCCCCTTTAATTATTTTCTCTTTAATTGGATATCGAAGATTGCATTCGTAGTCCCATGCTATTTCTTTCGTCTTGCAACCAAATAAAAACAAAATGCTTATCAGTACTAATTTATTCATTAGGCAACAATATGTATCCTTTAATGGTATTAATGTTTCGTTCTCTGGCAAATACTCCGATTCCGTCCCTACTGCCGCCTACGTTCGTATTGCCCTCAATCGTCGTTATTTTCGTGCCGTTGATACCGGTAACGAATCCGGTATGACCTTTCCCTTGTCCAAAATCCATGATGAAGATCGAGCCAACAACTGGTTTAGTGACCTTTCTTAATGTAGTTTCGTTCCACTCCCTCAATACTCCGCCTGTTCGGACGAGTGGATTAATCGGATAGGATTCTTTACAGCACCAATAGACAAAACTCATGCACCAGGCATATCCCTTCCCTAATCCTACCGATTTAAGGTATTTTTCAACGGCAACACCGTCGTTATTACCGGTTAACTCTCTAACCCCTATTTGGGATTTAGCTACCTCTAAAACTTTCATTTAACCTCTTTTTTATGTGAATCCATCGACAACAATCCAAGCACAACAACCGTTAATAAGGTAACGAACGTTTCACCTGTAATCGTTTTATTGTATAAAAAAAAGATTGCAGCAATTAAAATAATCATTGCAAAAACGCTTGTTCTCCAATTCTCTAAAACTTTTTTCATGCTGCCTCTAGTTCTTTAATGCGTTCACGTAACATTTTTATTTCGTTGTCCTTGTATTCTAGTTCACGTTCTTTTCGGCTCAAGTCCCCTTTGAGAATCCCTACTTCAATTTGTATCTTGATGTATTCGCTTGAGAGCAAGTCCAGTTTTTCGTTTACACGGGCTAGATCAGCCATTAAAGGGGATTGAATCTTATCAATAACTGGAATCATCTGATCCATGACGCTCACAAATGCGCCGTCTTCGTCCGCTTTCTTTAGCTTTTGTGATTTAGCAAAATACCATCCTCCCCAAATGACCGCGAAGCCTAATATGACTCCGTAGGCTTTACTTACCAAGTTTAATGCGTTTTCCAAAGTAACTCTTTAATGTAAAATAGGATACAAGAAGCGAGCATCAAGATGACAAACCATCCGAAATACTCAAAATACATACCTATCTGATCTTTGGTAGAAAAAGGACATAATAAGTACATAGCTGTCTGGATCACACAAACCAACATGCATATTCTAATAATAAATTTATCGATCCAAAGCAACCTATGTGCGTTGGCTATAAAATATAAACATCCTATAAGGGATATATTCTTATAGGATGAGAAAAACACATCTAACCACGCTCCACTAAAATCAGTAAGCGTATAGACTGCCGTAACCAATAGGTAGCCTATGATGAATAGAGGTATTTGTAATGAATATTTCAATGTTATGGTTTTGAAGGATCGTGGCCAACCCCGTTTCCGTCATCGGCATCCATCGTAGTAACTTGTTTAGATTTAGCAATGTGCTGATCTAAATACGCTAATGTTTGCAAGGCCGCACCCGCTTCCTCTAGTTCAAAGGCTCCTGCCTTGTTCGCTTTATTAATTAATAAGAATAAATTTTGTCTGATCTGTTCTAAAGTCATTCGTCTGTTTTTTTGCTAATTTAATACTTCCCCGTTAAATTTTAAAGATATAAGTTCATAAACATAATTAAAATCTATTTTTACTTCGTTATCATATAAATCGTAAGTTAATGTTTCATTGAATAAAGAAACTAATTTAACCACAATTTGGGTTTCAAATTGAGGATCTTCGCCTTCTTCGACCTCTAATGGCACTTGAATTTCTTCATTTACCTCTTGACAGTAGTTGACCGAGCAACTAAACGAGCGTTGTATTTCGCTTTGTTCTGTTTGGCAGCGGACTTCACTCCATGCACCAATGGTGATGATCGGGTTTTCGATGCGTACCGATCCGATGTTGAATGCTTCTGTTGTTTGTATCTTCATGTTATGTTAATAAGACCGATTTTAAGGTGCCTCCGTGATTAGCCCATAAACGAATAGTGCCGGCTGCGGTATCTTCGTAGAGTTTAGAGAATCCAGCAGGTATATCTGAGGCTGTTGGGGCTCCTGATTTAGAAGCGAACGCAGACATTACCGCGCCGTTTACATGGAGTTTTTCACTTGGCGAGTCCGTGCCTATACCCACATTGCCATTAACTTTAATTCTCATTGATTCACCAGCACCAAAATTACCGGTGAAAGCTAAATCAGCCCTTGTGCCTGATGTATTGCCTATTCCGCTTTGAATATAATTAATTCCACTAGCCGTAACTACTCTGAAAAACCCATTAGTTCCCCCTGTATCACCAAGAACAATAGAGATTCCGGTTGGAACATTTATACTACCAGAGGCATATAAATTATTAGCCATCCAATCAGTTGACGATGTGCCCGAATTCCCCGAATCCCAAAGCGTTCTCCATGCCGTCGAGCCTAGATCGTAGTATTCCAGCCCTCTTCCAGATAAGGAATTGTTCTTGCGAAATGCTCCGTCGTTTAAGTTGGTTGGGCGCTGTGCGGTTGTACCGACGTTCAAGACCATAGCGCCTGTAGTGCGATTAATGACCTGTCCGTCTTGGTCAATAGTTAAAGCTAATACTTGAGCAACAGTTGAGTTAGGGGTAGTGTAAAAGTCTAACTTACCACCTCCGTTTCCTGTACTCCAATTTTGTGTAGCAATACCTCTAATAGAAGCAGCGTCATACATGGTAGCTAGTGCTGTTTGTAAGTGCCCACCTAATGTGTATCTCCCCAGAATTCCGTTATTTAAAACAGCATCACTTATCCCGCCTCCTGTGGTTCTTAGTGTAATCGCAGCTCCATTAGAGTAATCCGATAGAAGCGTTCTGTTAAATGATCCAAAGGTATTTATAACGAATGCGGTTTTACCTAGAGCAATAACGCTTTGATTAACAGTCCCTGTTACTTCAACTTGGAACCCATTAATATCAGTAGTTGATTGACCTGCTCCTACGGCAGTAACTACAGAAAAAGGTGCACTTATTACGATTAATGATCCAGCTATTTCATTTGTAATAGACAGATTGTTGCCTGCTATAGAATTATAGCCAATAATTCCGCTCCTAATAGTAGGGTTTATATTTGATTTATAAAATCCAACGTAAGCATCGTTTATTCCACCAGTATTATTCGTGCCAATCTTCAGCGTTTCTCCCCCTCCTCCGATCCAGGCATTAGCTACTTGAGGAGCTAATGTTTGATTCAAGATCACATTGTTCGTCAGATTATTTGAATCAATTAATAGTCTCCATGATGTTGTGCCTGTATCATAATACTCTAATCCTGTAGGGGATAAAGTGTTGTTCTTTCTAAAATACCCATCCAGTAACGGAGTAGGTCGTTGCGCCGTGGTTCCAACGTGCAATTTTAACCCTCCAGTAGTGCTGGTCACCACATCTCCACTATCCAGAATGGTAACCGAACTATCTTGTATTACGTTGCCAGTAGTGCCGTCAAACCTTGCTATGGCGTTATCGGTACTTGATGCTGGCCCGTCTACCGGAGTATACCCTAAAGCGGCTATGATATTGGCGGACGTTAGGGCCGCCCCAGAGTTTCCGGCTCCACCTCCGAACTTAGGAACTTCGATGAATACAGCCTGAGCATCCAGGCTCAAGTTTGTCGCGTTCCCCTTGACAAGCAAATAGCCCCTAAACAATCCGTTGTCGGCTATGTTTTGTTCCAGCTGGAACGGTTCAGTAAATACATTTGCCTGCGCATCGGCCAAACTTCCGTAAAGATTCTGGCCGTACTGGATGCGTGTGGCTCCCGATTGGAACACGTTAATGTGCTGTATAGTCCATTCGTTTGCCCCTACCGCACTCACAACTCCTGCGTTATCGTAAGAACCGGGAACAATTGAGGTCAAATCCCCGGTTACTTCTCCGTTCATGGTACGATACCTGATGGTGGTCGGGTTGCTGTCTCCAAGCGTTAACTTATGAGGATCGTTAATGTCTGCCGAATTAGCCCCCCACTTAAAGATAGTTCCTGCTGTTTTCTGTATGGTCAGATTGGTAGCTCCTGCCGAATATTTGTTACCCGCTATATTCAGTGGCCCAATCGCCTCCATGAAATCATATAATTGATTGTTGGGCGCTAAAATCAATGCCCCTTGTTTGTTGATCAAGGTGACGGATGATAGATTGGTATGAATCAGAATCCCTATTGATGCTATTGATCTTCGTTGACTATTCGTAAATGGTGTTATCTGTTGCACCAATACCCCAGCGCCGTTTACGCCTACGTATGTAGTTGGGGCCGTGGTTAAATTAGTAACCGTTTGCCCTGTTAGCGGCCCAAAATTAATAATAGTCGGAATGGGGTCTACGGGGCTAGTGAAGTCTATAAACATGGCCGTACCTGCCGATATATCAAACAAGGCAGGGTTAGCGTTGATGGATAGAACCCCCCCCGAAATTATACCAGTGCTTTCGCCGAGGTCGGGCGTTTGCTGGCTTCCATCGCCGCCTCCGAACAATAAGAACGGATCGTTTCCAGAACTTGAAGCCGGTACGATTACTTGATCAATGAGAATAGTATTCGCCGGGAGTGTAGGAGCCGCAGGGGTGGCGCTAGCAATACCGACCTGATAAAGTATATTACTAGAGGTATTGGCATAAATATTGTCAATACGCCCAAAGTTCAAATCCGCAGCATCCACACTCAGCATCGTTTGCGAGGCTTTTTGATAGACCACGTTTGCAATGACCCATCCTCCTTTTGTAGCTGTTACAACAAACCCGCTTATCGAAGTGCGTACCGTCAAATTACCTTCGGGCAACGTAAAATCTATCGGGATCGATCCCTGCAAAATCCAAGCCCCGGATACTTTCCGGTATATTTCAATAGGGTTGGTTTGACGATAATAAATATCTAAATCTTGCCCTTGCGAGGGGTCCGGAACATCCGTTCCGAACAATAGCGCGTTATTATTAATCCGGTTAATGTACGGCTCTAGTAAATCAGCCAAATCCGTATAGCCGGAGCCTACGATGTCAGGACTGATTGTATTCGGATCGACCTGAGTAGTTATATCGGTGTTAATCGCTGCGTTGTATGCCGCTTTATCGTCGCTGTAGTTAGTTCCTGCCATGCTTTAAAGTTATCAAAAATTCTTATAAGAATTGTTCTGTAAATTCGTCTGTAAATATGCCTTGTGCCGGTATAGTCGGCGGGGTGTTCGGATTCTGAGAGATCGGCGGCTCCACGTCCCCCGGATAATGAGGGATGCTTGCGTCCGTTGATTTAACGTACCGATCAAATATTTCCACCATGTTCACTGACATTAGTTTGTTAGACTTCAGTCCAAAATCACACGACAACAACGCGAATATCTTTTTATTGAACTCAGGGATACAGGCCAGTTCAGTGTGAAAGGTGTTTAAGAAGTTCGCATTATCACTCAAGAACGTTCCTGATAAGTACCGGAACGGCTTTTGATAGCTTTTTAATATCCCTTTGGCTAATAATAACCCTATTGGCAAGCGCCCGGAAGTCGTTCCATATTCGTACCAGGCCGAACTATAAGATCCGTCTTTGGTGTAAATGGCCCAAAGGTTGTTTAATAACACTGAAGTTGACGGAGTTTGGGTGTTTGTTGCCCCTCCTGTTAAGATCGGAGCGCCAAAAGACTGATTTGAACCAAAGTTGATTTGAAAATCAACACCTAAAAATGTCGTGTTTTCATTCTTATAATCTCCAAAAAGTACTTTTATAGGTTCTGGTTTTTGGGTATAGAATCCGAGTTGAGAAGAAACATGCAAATACCCATCATGAAGTTTATCGTCGAGTTTAGATTGTTTTGAAATCAGCACATTGTCAATATCAAACGGGTTGTAATCACTGTTTTCCGTATATACTGCATTCCCGTTCGCTAAAAAACTAACCGTGTATTGCTGAGGCCCAAAGAACTGTAAAACCATTACGCCAGATTCAGGAGCGTCTGGCATCGTGAAATTAATGTTACTTCTAGAGGGCGAATTGAATACAGACGGGATAGGCAATGATATTACACAAGTGGCTAATGACGTTACCCAAGAAAAGTCAGTTCCGTTTACTGAATTGGTCAAGTAGTATTGCCCTACCTTGACGCGAATCTTAATGGCTGCAAAGGCAAACAGAGGACTGTGGTTAAACGTTAACCTCACCGAATCGCCCTGCAATACAAAAATATCATTCGCCTGTAACCAGCGGTCTGCTTGCGCCCGTTCTTCAAACAAACACGTATAGTCTTCTACTGGTATCTGTGCGCCTCCTACTCCGCTAACGGTCTTGAGCCTACGGTCTACTTGCATAGCCCCAAACTTCGTCCAGAACAAAAAGTTTTGCCCGTCCCATTGTTCAAAGTCTCCGTTAAAGATGATCGAGGGCGTTTTCCCATATTCCGTCAAGACCGATGCCCGCTTGTAGGCGTTACCGATGAGCGTGTGCTGATCCATTGATACCGGTATAGTATCAGTGCCGTCCATGTTTTCAATCACTCGTATAGGATTGATGGATTCAGCCCGTAAGAAAAAGGCTTTGTTATTGTATAGTCTAGTCCTAGCTACGTCTTTTGCTAGTTCATCCACTCTAACAAATACCCACTCCCCATTTACCTGTTGAATACGGGCCTTAAACAGCTTACATACTTCTTCTAATACCTTAAAGCAGTCAAACAAGTTCCCGTTTTCCCCGGTGAATCGTAAGGGGTTCACGGAGGCTTGCGTTAAGGGGTCGTCATCGGCGGCGTTGTTCATCACCGTTTCATAGACGTTAGAGATCGTTCTGATGTTAAGATTCAGATTCGTAGGAGCTAAGGCAAACGCCACGATGTTTAAGAAGCTTTGCTTAACATCTACTCTAGATCCTGATGGAAGTGTGTAGGTAATGTTTTTTAAGGCTCCTAATCCGTCAGTGGCCCTGATCGTTACTTCGTAAGGAGTCGGAGCAAACGGCTCTTGACAGCTATCAGGAATGATGTAACCCGCAAACAGTAACTCTCCTTCACGAGTGACACGAACCTGAAATTCCCGTTCGTCGTTCGTGTAGAACTCTTCCAGCGAGAAGTTTTCGGTGCACAAAAGGTTAATAATACATTCAACAGGAGCCGTGGTTTCTACTTTGCTGTCTGATCCTTTATAACTTAAAAGAATTGGATCTTCCCCCCAATTTTCCACGTATTCGGGTTCGGGTGGCGTAGGTAGCGCGCACTGAACGGCCGCCGCTTCTTCCACGATGTAGGCGAAAGGCGAATCGGTTTGCGCATAGATTTTCAGGTTAAAGCCCGTATCAAAGTCGCAGATTTCGGTTATCAACTCGTCGGGATCATAGGTTCTGTTGGTGTTCAAATCGTTCTGTGCTTGTCCCGTAAAAAATACGGTGTGGGCTAACCGGTCTACAAATACCTCAATCGTTCGCAGCGGCCCGAATGGGTTCGGCTTGAGAAAGGAATCCACTTTCAATACCGTTTGCGGCTGCGTGAACTGGAATTTCTTTAAAATATCTAGCCGAATGGTTTCTCCTTTATTGTTGCAGAACTCCGTGTATTTGTATGGGTTGTAATGCAAGGTTCCAAACGGGTTAGGAGGATCGGCGGGAGTCGGTAATGGATTAGGTACCGGAGTCGGTGAAAATCCACATTGCGTCGCGTTCAAATCCGTCTGCGCATAGGCAAACGGAGCACAATCCTGTGCATAAATACGGTAGTTGGTAAACGTATCCAGGTTGCAGTACTCCGTAATCAATTGATCGTTGGCATACCTGCGGTCTTTTTTGTTGTATTGCGAGATGCACAAATTAGGAAACGGCTCTCCAGGTACGGGTTGAGTGGATATGTTTCCGTTCTCATCCGTCAACACCCTAGCCCAGCGCCAATCAGCTAAGAATCCGCTCGGTTTAACTTTAAATTGATCGATGATCCATGATGCCATTATCTACCTGTTCTGTTGTTTAAAGCGTTTGTTCTATTGAAAGCAACAACAATGTCATTGCCCTTCAGTGTCATGGACGGAATGAAGACGGTTTGAAACGATCCTCCTCCTGTTGCGGGAGCTGCCGGATTGAATCCACTTGAAACGCCCGGATTAAATGATCCGCCTCCAGTATTTCCGCCTGATGATCCGGAAGCACTTTTGCCGAGCCCGCCTGCAAAGGCTTTCACGGCTGAACCAATCGCGACCAGTCCAATCCCTGCAGCGATCGCCGCGACGCCAGAAGCGGGGTTAAATGGATTCTTTAAGGCGGTCGCTAGCGCGGTCGAAGCGATCCCCGCCGCGATGGTCATTTTGCCAAACTGCACTAATACGCCGCCTATGGCGCCGAGTATCGCCGCGCCTGCGGCCTTGATTGGGTTTTCTCCTTGGGCTAAAGCGTTACCTAAAGCTTCTCCGAGTCCAGCAAAAGCATCCTGAAAGCCTTGTGATATGATTTGATTCTGAACCGCTAAATCATTGGATGCCAGTTGAAACTTCGCCTTCATCTCCCGAAAGTGGTTGGCGATCTGATCGTTTGCGATTTGCAAAGAAGAAGTATCGATCGGCGGCGTTTTAAACCCTTTGATGAAGACTTGATCCTGAATACTGAAGCCTCCTTTCAGTTCTTTTTCGCGGTCTTTAATGATTTCTTGACGAACTTTTTTTACCTTCTCCGTCTCCTTCACCTCGTTCACCACGTTCTTCACCGCTTCTTTTTCTAGGCGAATGTTCTCGTCCGTTAAACGATTGTTTTGAAGTTTTAGTTCGTTCGTCGACTGGATGCTGAGGGCAATCTGGTTCTGAATGTCTAATAGCTGACGCGCTACCCGTTCGGCAATCGCAGCACGGGCTTCTGATCCAGAAGTGTCTTTTTGTAAACTAGTGAGTTTCTTTTGCAGTTCGGCCCCTTGTTTGATTAGCGGGATTCGGTTCCGTTCAATGTCCAGAATCTTTTGTTCATTTTCTAACTGCGTCGCGGAATTCTTAGCGATCAAGGCTTCTGCCGCCCTTGCTCGTGCGGTAGAAAGAATCGCCGAGGTTAGTTGGTTGTAGGCGTCTTTGGTCTTCGTGGCTGCGCCTTCTTCAAACTGCAGATTGGCAAAGTAAGCCGGATACTTGTCCTGCAGTTGTCTGTAGGCTTCTCTGCGCTCTTTTAACGGCTGATTGCCGTCCTGATAGGCTGCAAACAAAACACGTAGTCCAGCTAATTCTTCCTGTGCGTTTTGCGCCCCTTTTAACTGCGCCTGTTCGATTTGCGACAGACTCTTAATGTAATCTTCGGTTGACTTCTTCGTGTCGTCTACGGCTTTCTTATTCGTTCCAAAAGCGCGCGTCCATGCCCCCATGCCAAAGGACGCTAAGGATAAGGCCAGCGTTAGCCCGCCCAATGCTAAGTTCAACCCGCCTCCGCCTGCCAGCGATTGGATCAACGTTTTACCAATCGATTGCCCAGACTCTTTCGCTGCGCGGGATAAGTCCCCAAACTCACGGCCTAAAGCCTCTAAGTTGTTGGCAATCGCACCCGGACCGAAAGCGGCATCCGATAAGACTCTAGACGTGCCCTGAAAATTGACGCCGACCGCTTTTGTGGACTTGATCGCCTGCTTTTCAAAGTTCTGCAGCGATTTAGTCGCTGCCACGTCAAACGCCTTGATGTCTTTTTCAGCGGTCGCAAGTCCTTTTTCCAGTCCTTTCACGTCCGCCCCGATACCTACTTTTATTTCTGCTGCCATTAGTTCAGTAGTTCTTTTTTACGTTGTACTTTCATTACATACATTGCCTGCAATTCTTCCAGCCGTTTCATCCGTTCTTCTGCGTAGTCCTCCGAAGTTTCCCGGTCCACGTCTAAGCGCATGTACCGCTCCAAACTCGGCGGCCGTCGTTTCGGGTTCTGCCAGTTACTGACCATGTTGCAGTACGCGATCATCCGGGTATGTTCCCATTGTTTCTTCTCTTTGCTTCGATACACCTCTATTAAGATGATGAGTTCCTGAAACGAACATAAAAAAAAATCGGATATTGACATCCCTAGTTCAGCGATACAACATCCGAAGATTTCTTTATCAAAGTTAAAACTTACGCTTCTTCTTCCTTTTTTTTTGACTCGGTAGAGGGGATGTTGAAGGCTTCCAATACATAGCCGTAGATCTCCGTCCCGAACACCTCACCAAACACGCCGCCAACCTCATCAATAAATTGATAGACTTCCGAATCTAAAACGGTTACGTTGCCGTTTTTCGATAGTCCCCAACTAATCATATCAAAATTCAGGTCGTTTTTAGTAACAGTAGCTAACCCTTCTGCGCCGTATTTGCGAAAAGCCTGCATCACCGCATAACTGTTGAAATTCAGCACGTAATCCCTATCCGCTGTTTTTATTGTATGTATCGCCATAAATTAGGTCGTTGCAAATGGATCAGTTGAACTTGAATCGCCGTCGACACGGAATGATACCGAGGCTTCTACGTTCGATTCGCGTTCGGCGGTCACGTCGATACTTTCAATGTAGGCCTCAAAGTATTCTTCAATCGTTTTGTTCGTCACTTCGTCCGAAAGGAACGCAAACCAGGTCTTCTCGTTCAAACGTTGCTGATCTCTCAAATCGTTGTAGTAGACCTTGCCCGTTTGGTTCGAGGCCACCGTAGAGATGATTAAGTCTACACTTGCGCTTACGGTATTGAACGTCGGAAGGACCCGCGTTGCCGTGTCGCATTTGGTGATCGATTCGATGAAATTGGTGGTTACCCCGAAGGTGTTGCTCGTAGCACAGGCTACCGGCTCCCAATCTTCGTCGATGACGTTGTACTTGTAGAGTAGGACGTCTTTGCCTTTTAAGTATTCTTCTTGTGCCATTTATTTATTGAGTTAAGAAATATTGAAACCGTATGAGTTGTCTAAATACATTTGTTGTTGTGCCGATTGTGACAAGACTATCCGAAGATACTAATTCTCTTTGGTTAATTTTATAACCTCCTGATAAAATTATAGTTTCTTCCAGATTAATTACTTGCTCCTCAATATCATCGGCCAGTAATTTAGAGCCCGTGTTGCCAGTCGCCGGATAGGTGGTCACGATGTCAATCAAGATGTCCACGTTCCATCGGTCCGCGCATTTGGTGTACTTGTTTTGGCGCTTGGTTTGGGTGGAAAGTAAGATGTAATGCTTCGGTACGGTGATTCCGGTAACGCGCTCGTCAAAACAAGGAATCACATTCCCCGAAACCGTGATGTTGTTCAACACGGTAAAGAATGCACTGCGCAAATATTTATTCGGGTTACCTTGCATCTGAAATGTATTTATTGGTTACACCATGATCAATACAAGCCTTTTTATACGCCTTATGAGCTTCTTCCTGAGAATCAAAATACCCTAATGCTAGGCTTTTTTTATTGATCTTTATAGACGACTGCCACTTGTTCACAGTTTTGTTAAAATGTGCGCCTGTTAAATGACCTTCTTTTTTGAATCTGTGGGTATTGTTTTCCCTGTTTGATACATATTCAAGGTTTTCAGGACGATTGTCTTGTTTTGTTCCGTTAATATGATTGACTTGTAGTTCAGATTGTCCTATAAAGGCTTCTGCCACTAGTCTGTGAATGTATCTGTTAACTGATTTATTATTTATTCTTAAAATAAGAAACGGATACCGCCTCGCTTTAGACAAATATTGTTTTAATATCTTTTCAGGCAACGTCTGAAACCCTGAGTTGTTCGCAATGGTTCTTTCAAGGCTTTTAACTCGGCCTTTATTGCTTACTTGATATATTCCTTCACTTCCTGCTATATCCTTCCAAATTTCATCCATATCTATTTTGCTGAATTAAGTTTTTTGGTTAATATATCAATTGAGTTATTCAAATTCTTTACAAATTTTTCTGATCCCACTTTGAAGGCTGGCCATAAATACGGACGCGGCCGTAAACCTTCGTCGAGTATCGACATTAATATCGGCCAAGCGGCCCGCTCGTCAATGCCTTTGCTTCTGCACCAATCTTTGATCGAGTCCAAGGCGTCGTCTATATTTCCCTTGCTTTGGTTCCTGATCGCTTGGGCTTGTTCCTGCATTTCTTTCGGGACGCTGACTTTAGCCCCCGTGCCAAATTCCACGTAGCCCGAATAGGCGGCCATGGCCTGCACTTCCCAAGTGAGCTTGGTGATTTTCTCCGGCTGTATACTTTGTCTCAATTTGCCGAAATTGGCAGGCGCGTTCCTAACTGCAGTAGCTGAAATATCCCGTGCCGCGGCTTCCGTTTCGCCCGCGGCCACTTTCGCTCCGTCCTTGCCGAAAGCTTCCAGCTGCCTCAGTAATTTATCCACGCCCTGTACTTTCATGTGGTCATACTGATTAAAGGCACTGTTTCCGGAATGGTCTTCGTACACAGGATTTCAATCTCCCGGTGCATTTCGTTCAGGTCGGTAATTGATTTGATGACGTATTCCTTCCCTTGGTAGCTTAAATAGAGGTTCCTACCGTTGTAGGGCAAATCGTTTCTAAAGCGTAATTTAAAGAGCAAAGGTTCATATAGATCCGTAATCCCCAAGGTGGTGGCCCGCTGTTGCAAAGAACTCGAAGAATTAACGAGCTTCGCCCAGCTTTCCGCTAAGATGGTTTTTACGACTGTATTGCCTCCGTATCCGTCGGGAAGACTTTCTACCTGGTAGACCGCTATCCGCTTGTTATACTCGCGTGCTAACATATCTTAGAATAAAGGAAAACGTCTGAACGGATTTAAGGCAAACTGCACCGATTTAGGCACTAATGCCGTACTTTGTTGTTGCTCCGAGTTGTAATACCAGACTTGCAGGATCGCTAAAGACGACTGGATGAAGGCTTGCGGAATGTCGCTAACTGCTTCATACCCTAAATTCAATTCGATTGATTCGGCTTGGGTGTTGTACCTGGTTTTCGTGTTGAACGTTTTGGAAGTATAGGTTTCTGGATCGATCGGATCAACGACCGAAACAATCGGATAATCGTACACGTCGTACACGTTCGAAGCGCAAAACCAGGGGTCGTTAGGCCCGTAATAGGTCTTGTTCTGTTCCACCAAAATATGATTGGTGTACGTCTCCACGTATTGCAGCGCCGCTTCGATCATCGATTCAATCAGCTCGTCGTCGGCGGTCAGTGAATCTTCGATACGCAAATAATTCTTTGCGGTAGCCAGTGGGATTATCTCTAAATAATCGGTGATCATTTTTCTTCCTGTTTGGGTACGTATTTAACTGATACTTCCCTATTTAAACTTGTAGTATCAATATGTGCTCTAATGTACCAATCTTTCAAATCATTAACAAGGGACTCCCGCTGGTAAATTATTTTCTTACGCTTGTGCGGGCATGTCGTATTGAACGGAAAGTGTTTCGCTGCTAATTCTTCTAAACTCATTAATCTAGTATTTGAAATGAAGGAATAGGGATGATGTATTTACCTGAATAAATCGGTTTTAGTTTCTCCATGATTTCCTCTTTAAAGTTCCAGGATAGGATCACTAAATAATCAGGTGGATCGCTCACCAATCTGTTTTTGTTCACAATCGGAATGCCTGTACCTGGAGAGAACTTGCCGATCTTCTCCGGCGTTTCGTCCACGATGTAATCAATGATGTCCGTGTTGATCGAAGCGGAGTTTAGTAATGTATTGCCTTTGGCTGAGGCTGCAAAGGCGGCGATCTTGTATCCTTTGCGTTTTAAGTCCAGGATGTTTAAGGCAAATGATTCTATGGTTTTATCGACTTGTTTTGACCAGTTAGAATACTTATCATACAACAAATATCCTTCTGCTAGTTCATCTTGAACCAAATCAAATACAGCTACAGTAGGAATGTGGATTGAAGTTTCATTTGAGATGGATACTCTCAATGTTCCGCCGTGAATGTTTTGTTTTTCCACGTCAATAATTTTTAATCCTATATCCGTACACAAATTATCTATCGGGATAATGTTCAAATACGATAAATGCTCAAAATAGACCGTATCGAATTCGTTGTTTTCGATGAAGTCAATCAAGTAGGGGAACTCTAAGACAATTACCCCGTTTTCGTTGATGAGCTCTTTACAGGAGAGCAAAAAGTCCTTCACATTGTCCACGTGCGCAAACACATTGGTGGCCGTCACTAAGTCCGACTTGCCATGAATCGTATTTACTCCTTTGGCCGTATCTAACGTTAGAAACTCGGGAATACTTGGAATCCCTTCTTTCTCTGCTATTGCGCATAGATTCTTAGCCGGATCGATGTTCAATACTTCTAAGCCGATCTCTTCTTTGAACTCTTTTAAGAGCGCTCCGTCATTCCCAGCTATATCAATATGAAAACTTTCTTCGTTTAAGTTATATTTCTGTTGCAGGTCTTTGGCCATTTGCCTGCAATGCTTCACGTATCCCGCATTGATCGAGGAACGGTAGGTATAATAGCTGAATAGTTTTTCAGGATCGACCACGACCGAAAGTTGAGAAGCCGAACAAGATTCACAAAACATCACTTGCAATGGAAAACGTTCCGTGTTCTTAGCGAGTTCTGATGTTGGTTCCAGGTTGTTCGCCAATGGCATCAAGCCTAAATCTAGGTACTTAATTAAATCATCAGATCCGCAGAATCTACAATTAGAGTGCGTCCTACATACAGGGGTGGCTTCTTTGTAGTTCTGCCATTTCTGAAGGTTTAAAGAGGTATCGTAAGGGGTAAAATAATTCGTATCGGCAATCTTCACGCCTGTGACGTTGGCGTTGCGTTCTTTGGCATGCTTATAGAGTGTTTTGCGTTCCGTGCCTAAGTTGAGCACCCCAGTTAACGGACTAATAGCCGCCTCGTAGATTAACGGAGCGACTTTGTTTACGTAATCCTTAGAACTCCATTTATCCGTAAAGCTCTCTTTGTATTCAAAATGGTTCTTACCAAAACTAGTGCGAATGATTAAATGGTTCTTCACGGCTCGGGTAGAACATTCTCCGCCCAATTTTAACCAGGAATACAGGTTAAAAGGGAGTATTTCGTCCGTTTCCTTGTAGTTTCCTCGATCTCCTTTGTAAATGTAGTCGGTGGATAGGTAGACCAATCGAATGCCCAGTTCACGGCAGATCATCGCTAAATTAGCCGCTCCGATCACGTTCGTATGGATCGCTTCGTTCGGTAGCTTCTCTACCTTTCGATTATCCGTTTCAGCCGCCGCATTGATGATAATATCCGGATTGTGGGTTAAGATATAGTCGCGACAGTTATTAATATCAACCTCTGATCGTTTAGGCGCTAAGAGCGTATTGTCAATCAATCGTAATTCAGTACCGAGGCATCCGCTGCCCCCAAATAAAAGTATCTTCATAGTTAGTTATGTATGAGCAAACAACCTTTAACAACTTGAAATTTATGCGCTCCGTATTTCTTGATTATGTCAGAAAAGTAGCCCCAGTCAGAGGAATGAGAAACAATATCCCTCCATCCGATTTCCTGCGCCACTTCCTTTCGTACCATTACCCCTGCACAATCCAGATAGCCCAATTGAAGCTTACAGGGGATTACTTGCCAAGCTTTGTAGCTATGCACCATATCAGAGCAATACACAGCCACATACTTAGAATCAAAGCCTTTAAGCATGTATTCACAATACGTCGGAACGTGATGATTATCCGCATTCGTAACGACCACAAAATCAGCGTCCGATTCATTTAGTCTTTTTAGTTCGTCTTGTCTTATCTTGTGTCCCCAATTGGCAAAGCGTTCTTTGTTTTCGATGTAGGTAATGCGTTTGTCGTTAATCGTATCAATCAGCTCTTTTAAGCCCGTTGTGTTCGGACCGTCATGGATGAGCCTTAATTCCCAATTTTGATGCGTCTGGCAGAGTAAAGAAGAAAGTATTTCGGGGTAGGTATTATAAACGGGGCAAATGAACAGTACTTTGTCTTTAGGATTCGTAATCGTAACGGTATTTGATTCGCTGCCTTTTGTTAATACTGTTACGTGTAACGCTTGTTTATGCTCTTCCCATCGGTTTAAATGAGCCCTGTTGCCAGTGTCCCATAGAGGGGATAATCTTAGTTCATCAATCATCTCACAATCTAACCCCATTAACTCTATTTGCCTTAACAGGGTTTTATCCCCACCTCTATGTTCAAAGAAATAACAATGCTCCTTATTGGTGATTTGATCGGGGAATTTAAGTTTTGATGCGGTTGGTTTAGTGATGCAAAATCCAGTCGTTCGAACGTGTCGAGGCGCTTTTTTCTCTTCGGCAATCTCCATGCACGTAATAGCTACATTGTTAGACAGCTTTGAAGTAAACCGACTAACAAAATCTTTTGACATAGGAATCGTGTCGTCTGTAATCCAAAGTAGATTATCGTAATCGGGGAATTTGCCGTTAAGACGGTTTTCGCACACGTCTTTGAAGGCTCCTATATCCATACCTACGTTTTGACGTGGAATGTATTTGATCTTGTGGCTCACACAAAGCTTTTCAAACTTAAGTCGGTCGACCTTCTTATCGTGGTTATGTACCACTACCAATTCCGCATCGGACTGGTCGCATTGCGCCCAACATTCCAACCATCGTTTTAGATTCTCATATCGGTTGTAAACGATGATGGCTACTATTGTTTTAGTCATGTAATTATTTATACGTTAAATATAACTATAAGTTACAATAAATGCTTAATGTCGTTATACGGGTTCGGACTGCCTAGTCGGTACATATGAAACAGGTACACCCCTTGTGCGATGCCGATTTTATAGCCTTTATCCGCCGCGTCGATGCAGAACTGAACGTCAAACCTAAGGCTGTTTTCTTTAAACTGAACTTCATTGAATAAACTCTTAGGAAAGAGCATGAACATGCCCGCTATGCTTTGCGCGGGTACGATCTTCGTATGAAAGTTCATCCAGCGTTCTTCGGAGATGTCCATGTGGTACTTAATATCGGTGTTCTCTGAAAACAGTCTACCGTGCAATTGATGCGAGCTTCTCAACCGATTCGTCATGCAGCCGATCAATGAATAGCACCCTCTGTTTTCAATCAGTTCAGCTACCCTTGCCCCGAAATACGGACTTAAGGGCAACGTGTCCTGATCTCTGAGGCATATCCAGGCATCGTCGGGAAGTTCCGATATGCGCGCGTTGTATTCTTTGCCGATGTTCTTGTCCAGGGCAAACGGAGTGATGTAGTGGATTTTCATTAACTGCTTATACGAAAAACTTAACTAAAGGTTACAAAAAGGCCCTGCATTTCTGCAAGGCCTTTTATTATACAATGAACCTTAAAAACTAGGTCGTTACCGTTAAGTCTACGTCCGAAGCCGAGCCAGTTAACAGGATGTTCATTTCCTCTTGGCACTCCAAACGAGCGGTAATCAAGTTTTTCTCAAAGTTGTCTTTGTTCTGATCCGAGAAACGCAAATTCATGCCTACTACTTCTACGCGCTCTACGTAATCCGCGTCGAAGATCAAGGCTTTGCCAGTAGTGGCCCACGAAGCGCGGATCACCGGAACGCCGTCAATTTCTACTAGTCGCGTTACCGGATTATATCCAAAGATGAACGGAGTCGAATAGTCCACAGGCTTAGTCAGCGCCAAAGTCGCAAACGTGGCGTTGTTCATCACGATGTACGAAGGCATAAAGTCCGTATCTCTGAACTTCATCAATACATCCGTTAACTGCTCCACGGCTACGGTATACGCGGTAGTGCTTGGGCCTGTGGCTGCTGCTAACAACGTATCGTAGAAGTAATCGTTTTCTTTCTTGAAAAAGTCACGTTGCAACATACGATTTAATCCGGTTTGTAGCCACGGCAAGTTGGTCATCATCTGACGTGAGAAGTCTACCGTACCGGCTAGGAAGTTGTTCACCAATTTCACCTCGGTGAAGTCGTAGTCCAATTGTGATTTTTTCGCGCCTTCGGTCGTTTGC